CAATTGAGGCGGTTATACATCCAAACGATGACCATCGCCGCACTCAAATCATGTGCCGGGAGATGTAATGCCAGTGCAGATTATCTCGAAAAGCCTGGTGAGCGGGAGCCAGCAGCTTGAAAAAGACCTTGCGGCTTTGGCAGAAGTCGCAAAGGGAGAGATGGCAAAAGCAATGTTGAAAAGTGGCGCAAAGGTGGTGCAGAAATACGCCAACAAAAGGGCGCCTCGGCCAGAAATTGAAGTTGATGATGTTGATGACGCCGGTGGAATGAACAAAAGCATTGGCATTGGTCTGCCCGGAAAAAAATGGCGCTGGCGGTTCGCGGAATATGGCGTTCAACCATTTGAGGTTGATCTGGCGAAGGGTCGCACAACACGAACCAGCGGCAGCGGCAGAAAAGTGAAAGGCTCAAAAAAGGCACTGCGGTTTGTGGATGGCGGTGCGGTTGTGTTCACGAAGCGCATCAAGCGCGGGGGTATTTCTGCCAAGCCTTTTTTGCGCCCGGCGATTGATGAGAACGAGGATGAGATCTTGGACGAAATGGCGAAAGTTGCGCAAGCAAGGATAGATCAAGCATGAGTCTCTATAAGGCTTTTGTTGCCTATCTTGTCTCTCACCCGGAGGTGTCCGGGCTAATTGGCACGCGTTTATATCCAAGGCTCATACCTGAAAACGGGCAACTGCCAGCGATGGCGTATCAGCTCGTCAGCCTGAATGACCCGCTGGCGCATGATGGCGCGGTTGGTGTTGTTACGCGCACTTATCAGTTCACTTGCCAGGCGGTCTCATACAACGAGGCGCAGGACATGGCTCGGGCTCTGCGGACAGCCCTGCACGGGTTTACCGGGCCGATGGGCAACGCAGAAAACATGGTTCAAGTGTCTATGTGCGAGTACGTCGCACATGACGATGGAGAAGCAATTGAGGATGCAACGCTAACCCGTTGCGATTTTAAGTTTGTTTACATGGAGGAATAAAGATGGGACGACAAGGTGCATTTGGTGGGAAGGTCAAGATCAAGATCAGTTCGGCGATGACAGTAATCGCTCACGTCGAAGATTTTGATTATCCAGAACTCGAAAAAAAACTGGCCGAGGCGACCGCGCATGATTCACCAGGCGGGTATGCGGAGCATATCGCGACAGGTGAGCGCAGCGTAGGTGAGGCCACGCTGGAAATCACGTGGGATAAATCAGCCGCAACACATGCAGCGATCGTCACCGCGTTCAACAGCTCCGACCCAGTTGATATGTCGTTTGAGGATCCAAGCGGCACTGAGATTATGGCCGTGAGCGCGCACATTCACAAGCTGGGGCGAATTGTGAAGCGGGGTGAGGCTTACAAGTGCAAGGTTGGGGTGCAGCCCACCGGGCAGCCGACGTTTACCCCCTAACTCTGACACAACAACACCCTGATTAAGGTCAAAAAAGGAAATAACACATGGGCGATTTGCGATCTCAAATTCTTGGCGCAGAAGACATCAAGCGCGAGAAAGTTTCCGTGCCAGAGTGGGACGGGGCGGAGTTTTACATTACAACGATCACTGGCGCAGAGCGCGACCAGTTTGAGCAAAGCATGGTCACGGGGAAGGGTAAGCGGCGCGATGTGAGCGTGATCAACGCTCGCGCCAAACTCCTCACGCTGGCGATTGTTGACGAAGAGGGCAAGCGCATCTTCTCTGACGCGGATGTTGCTGGCCTGGGCGCAAAAAGCGCCGCTGTTCTCAGTCGTCTGTATGACATAGCCGCCAAGCTGAACGGCATTACCGACGAAGAGATTGACGAGCTGGAAAAAAACTAAAGCGCCAGCCTGAACGCCGGTTCTGGTTCAGGCTGGCGCTTGCGCTGGGGCATCGTTCTGTAAGGTGTGCCCAACGCGAAATTGACGCGCATGAGTTTGCGGAATGGGTTGCATACAGCAGGCTTGAGCCGTTTGGCGCGACCGATCTAAACGCGCATTTTGCCGCCCTTATCTCGGTTGTGGCAAATCAAAATCTTGAGGAAGCCAGGCAGGTTGAGGCAAGCAAATTCATGCTCGGAGCTGGCGCGAAGCAAAAGAAAAAGAAACCATCCTGGGATGAGCTGCGCGCAAGGATTTTGACTTGGGGCGCGGCTTTGAAACCGCCTCCGGCAAAAAACTAAACAATGGGAACACTGCGGGGACTTGTTGTAAAGCTGATGGCCGACACATCGGGATTTGTGGGCGGGCTAACTGCGGCTGCGTCAACGACCCGTAGCGTTTCAGAGCAGATCAATGCCAGCGCAGTGCGCGCCAGCGGGGCGTGGACAGCCAGCGGGGCGCAGGCCGCGCTCAATCAGCAAAAAATAGCGCTTGATGCCAGGAGGTTGACAAACGAGATTGTCATCCAGACAGACCGCCTCAACAAGTTGCGGGCGAAATTTGGAGAGACAAAACCAGTTGTAGAACAAGCCCGCATCAAAATAGAAGGGCTGCAAATGCAGCTCGACAATCTGGGCAAACACCAGGAAGCCGCAAAAACCTCAGCGGAAAAACTAAATACGGCTGTGTCAAACAGCGCGCCGATCACTGGGCGCAGCATTGCAGCATGGACGGCGCTCGGCAATGTTGTGGGAACAGTTGCCTTAAAGGTCGGGCAGGCGACCATATCGTTTGCGTCTGACGCAATCAAGCAGGCCGCCGATTTTGAGCAAACCTTGAATGTTTTGCAGGCCACTGGAGATGCTACAGATGCGCAAATGAAGGTTGTTTCTGCGACAGCAATCAAATTGGGTGCAGACATTACCTTGCCGGGGACAAGTGCCACAGATGCTGCAAAATCAATGACTGAGCTGGTAAAAGCCGGCTTGAACGTTGATCAGGCATTGTCAGCGGCCAGGGGAACGCTCCAACTGGCGCGAGCCGGAGAGCTGGATGAAGCGGAGGCCGCCAAAATCGCCGCCAATGCGCTCAACACGTTCAATCTGGAGGGAAAAGAGGCAACCCATGTAGCTGACCTGCTGGCGGCGGCCTCCAATGCTTCTAGCGGGGAAGTAGTAGATTTCGCCGCTGGGTTGCAGCAGTCTGGCGCGGTCGCCAAGATGTTCAACGTGAGCATTGATGACACAGTTACATCGCTGGCGTTGCTGGCAAATCAGGGGGTAAGCGGGAGCGACGCGGGCACATCGTTGAAAACGATGTTTATGAAGCTCATCAACCCAACGAAAGATGCTCGCGAAGCGATGCAGCAGTATGGCATTTCCGTCATTGATGCCCAGGGGAAGATAAAACCATACCCGGAAATTATCAAACAGTTTAGCTCTGCTCTGGGTGTTGGGCGGGCCATGACTGTGAGCGCGGGCGGGGCTACAAAACAGCAAACCAAAGACCTTGAAAAACTTGGTAAGCAAATTGTTTCCGCAGAAAAACACCTTACGCAGCTCACAAAAGCCCAGGCAAAGGCCAACCAGCAAGCAAAGATAAATGATCTAAAAAAACAGTATCAAACCCTGCAATCCAGCATCGCGCCGGTGACCAGTCATGTTTCAAAGTTGACTGAGGCGCAACACAACGAGGCTTTGGCAACTATTTTTGGGACAGATGCGATTCGAGCCGCGCAAATTGTTCTCAGCGGCGGCGTTGAATCATACAAAGAGATGAACGCCGTGATGACAAAGGGCGGGGCAGCACAAAGGTTGGCGGAGGCGCGTTCAAAGGGTCTGACTGGGGCAATAGATGCGCTAAAAAGTTCAGTGGAAACGGCGGGTCTGGTCGCGTCGCAGCGTTTTCTTGCCCCGCTTGCTGATGTGGCAATCGGCGGCGCGGAGATGATCGGAAACTTCACAGAAAAAATCGGGCTTGCTTTTGATGCATTTGATGTTGCAAAAGCGCACGGCGCGAGCAATGCGCAGGCATTTCAGGATTCAATTAGTGCGATGTTTGGCCCGCAGGCAGCTCAATCATTTGGGAAGTTTAGAACGATAGCCACCCAGGTGATAAATGATGTTCAACCGGTGGCAACGGCCATCATTGGAACTTTCCAAAACGCGCTTGTATGGCTTGGCGCAAACTGGCCCACTTTTGCGCTTATTCTCGGAACTGTCATCGCCAACGTGTCTGGGTTTGTGCAAACCAACATCGTTCCGGTCGTCAACGTCATCATTCAGGCGCTGGGAATGGCTATTGGCTGGGTCGCCAGCAACTGGCCCGCTATTAGCCAGGTAATTGTTGATGTGATCAACGCGGCTGGAATTGTTCTAAATACGGTGGTAACGCCCATCGTTCAGCTCATCATTTCGCAATTCCAGCGCGTAGTGAGCTGGGTGCAGGCCAACTGGCCGCTTATTGAAGCTGTGATAGGTGTAGTTGTCAAAGATATTCAGACCATCTTCAACGCTGTTTTCCCTCTGATTTCACAGTTGGTTTCTGATGTATTTGCAACAATCAAGGATGTAATCACCACCACAATCTCAACTGTTCAAGGAATAATTACAGCGGTGCTGCAAGCAATAAGTGGAGACTGGGAAGGTGCGTGGACTTCAATTTTTAATGTTGTTATTGGGATAAATGATGGGATAAAACGCTTGTTTCAAAATTTGGCGATATTGCTCATTGATCTGGGGAAAAACCTAATAAACAGCTTGGTTGAAGGCATTAAGGCGAATGGGAATAAAGTTGCCGAAACCTTGATGGGACTTGTCAGTGGAGCCGTAGAGGCGTTAAAAAAATTGCTTGGGCTGGGGGGAGCAGAGGCCGGAGCGCAGGCCGCCGCGCAAACTATCAACGCGTATGGCGCGGCCATGCGAACAAACCCATCATTGATGTTTGCGCGCGCCACATTTAACCCAGGCGCGCCAACCTTTTTCAGTGGAGGGTATTCCGCGCGTGGCGATCGCTCGCGCGACACGCAACCCATCATTATTCACGTGCACAACGAGGTTGGCGGGCACGAGTTTGACAGCTACATCATTCGCGTTGTGGACGGTGAAGTGCAGCGAGGTGAATTGCGCTATGGCTAATTGCATTGAAATTAGCCGTGACGGTGGCGCGACGTGGAAGAAGGTAAGCACGCGCACTGCGGGCGAAACCATAGATGGCGAACCAATCACGCCCGCGCTGGTGGATGAGGATCTGACTGGCAACGTTGTGGGCAGTGTTGGCGTTGATGAAACGCACTGGCATTACACATTGAAAGTGCTTGCAACGCCCGTAGATTCAGCATATGCGAGCGCGGCGTGGATCAAGGAAATGTTCAGAAGGCCGGGCAAGGTTCGCATCAAATCGCTGTCTGGAGAAATTGGCGAAGCCGAAATTACAAACAGGGGTGCTGTGAACATGCGCTGCCTCACCATTGATCACGGCGCAGGCGCGGTATACACGTTTGACCTTGATTTGCTGGGGAAGGCGATATGAGACCCATTCCAGCAGACCTCGCCGCGCGTGAGCGCGATAAATCTCTCGCTCCACGTCATGCGGCCACCGTCCGGCGCGGTTTCATGCGTCGTATTGCGGACAACTATCGCCCCTCGCTCAACGCGGATTTGGACATTCCGCAGATGTATGCAAACACAGGCAGCACGGTATACGCCACATGGCGCGCGCCGGGCGGGCAATGCTGGTTCAACATCAGCGGGGCGGGCGGTCTGGACACAACCAACGCCACGCTGATTGACGACGGGGCCGCGCCCGCCGCCATGCGCTGCGGCATGGGGCGCGGCGGCTCTGACAGCGCGTTGTATGTGTATCGCGCGGTGAGCGCAACCGGCGCGTGGCGGTTGCAGCGGGCCGCGGTGAGCGGGACAACTGCCCCAATTGCCCTGGCGTGGGCTAATTTTGGCCCCGCATTTAGTTACGGCGGGGCGGACACGGCGGAGTATGTGCGCCG